GTAAGTTTATAGGAGATGATGGTCATGACAGCCAAACGGGAGAATCAGTACAAGCAATATGTCAGTGTCCGGGCAGACCACCTGCCGGACGGAACCGTATTGCCGCGGATCTTCAAGTTCACGGATGCCCGCGGCGATCCTGTCAGGTGCCGCATAGACGCGGTGCTGGATATCCGGGAAGCCCCAAGTCTAAAGGCAGGAGGGCAAGGCATACGCTATACCTGCAGAATTGGAGATAAGCGAGTGTACTTATTTCACGATGATCTGTATTGGTTTATAGAACTGTAAAAAGGGAACCCGGCAGAACGGTGTTATCGAAATCGAAAGGAACTGCCTATGAAGAAAATGAAGTGCCCAAACTGTGGGCGAAGGGCTTGTGATATTTCGAAGCTGCCGAAAGAAAGAGTAACGGTTTCCGTCAAATGCCCACAGTGCGGTAAGTTTGTCACCATAACCTGTAACGAACAATCAGAAATCCTGGCTGAAGAGAGTAACACAACAACAATGGCGAAGGGGGGAATCCTCATGATATAGACCCGGGGAGGCAGGCAGCAGCTTTTTAGCAAGTCGCCAGCCGTTTAAACGTAAGTCCTCTGTCATACCGAGCAATGGAGCCGAGTGCGAGTTACCGAATAGCCGGATGATTACGGAATGCAAATTCCTGATCATTCGGCTATTTGTTTTTCGTGACACTCGGCTTTTTTTGATGGTTCGGCTTGGCTCCTGGATTAGAAAGGAGCCAACCCTATGGCAGCCCATAAGAATGAAAAACAATACTTCATCAAACTCAACGATGACCTTATCCCCGTTTCGAAAGAGGTTTATATCTGGCATAACCGCTGGGTCGCCAACCAGCGTCATTATGCCCGCCGTGACGGGAAATGCTCGCATGCGGACTATCACTTCTGCGACGGTGAATGTAAAGATTGTCCTTGGTGGCAGGACGGGTTTCAGATGCTGCCTTTATCAAAAGTATTGGGTCACGCCGGCGAATTGGAAACCGCCGAGCTTGACAGCACATCCCCTGCCATGGATGAAATCATTGCTGACAGGATTCGTCTCGAGAAATTATACCAGCGGCTGGATACTGTCGTTCCGGATGGCGCCCGTGTTTTTAGGTTGCGGGCTTTGCAGTATTCGGAGCGCGAGATCGCCGAAGAGTTGGGGAACTGTTCCCAATCGACCATTCATTACAGGATCCAAAAAATGGACGAGTTCATTCGTAAGCGCCGTCGCGAACTCGAAGATTTTCTGCGCTGAACGTCGGTTTTGCTCACCATAAGCAGGCGAAAAAAACTTTTTTTCAAGAAATTTCAGATTTTTCGTTCAAAACGGCACCTATCTTTCCAAAGGGGGTAGAGGAAAAACATTCATCCTCGGATAGGAGGGAAACGAAATGGAAGCGACTCGTAAACATCACCACGGAGGGAACGCTGAGGCCATCAATATCCTGATGGAAATCTCGGTGGTATCCCGTCGACTGGCAATCAACCTGGCAAAACGGATGGAAGGAGATAACCAAAATGCGCAAGACAACCAAATGGGATGCCGCTGCTGCCCAGTTGCGGCAATGCGGCGAAAGCCTTATCGGGGCTTCTGAAACACTGCGTGCGCTGATTCATGATGACGAGTGCGATGTGGAAGCCACTCCTGTTCCTGAAGCGGTACCATCCACGCAGCCGCTGACCCTTGAAGAAGTCCGCGCCGTGCTGGGTGACAAATCTACGCAAGGCCATACTGCCAAGGTACAGGCACTTATCCACAAACGTGGCGCGGAGAAGCTCAGCCAGGTGGATCCCGCAGAGTATGCAGCTCTGCTGGCAGAAGCGGAGGCATTGTAATGCCGCCACGCCAGCACGCGGTCCTGTCAGCATCATCCTCGCATCGTTGGCTGCACTGCACTCCATCGGCCAGGCTGACGCAGAAATTCGAGGATCGGGAAACCGAGGCTGCCAAAGAAGGTATCGCCGCACATGCGCTGTGTGAGCATAAGCTCCGGTGTGCTTTGAAGATTCCATCGGAAAAGCCGAGCTCGACGTACGACAGCGAGGAGATGGACTTCCACACCGACGGCTACGTGCAGTTCGTCCTGGAAACCATCACGGAAGCCCAGAAAACCTGCGCCGATCCCATCATCAATATCGAACAGCGGCTGGATTTCAGCTGTTATGTTCCGGAGGGCTTCGGTACCGGTGACTGCGTCATTGTCTCCGATCAAACGCTGCACATCATCGACTTCAAATACGGCGTAGGCGTGTTCGTGGAAGCGGAAAACAATCCGCAGATGATGCTATACGCCCTGGGCGCGCTCCACATGTACGACAGCCTGTACGACATCGAAGAGGTCGCCATGATCGTCTATCAACCCCGGCGTGAAAACATCAGCACGTGGATGATCCCGGTCAGTGAGCTCAAAGCCTGGGCAGAAAACACGCTCCGGCCGAAAGCCATCCTGGCTTTTGAGGGGAAGGGCGAATATACCCCCGGTCCCTGGTGCACCTTCTGCGGGGCTTTGGTCACCTGCCGTGCCCGGGCGGAAGAAATGCTCAAACTAGCGCAGTATGAATTTGCCAAACCGCCGCTGCTGGCAGACACAGAGATCGAAGAAATCCTGGGCAAGCTTGACGCCCTCATCAAATGGGCTGAGGCAATCCAGAAGTACGCGCTGAACGCCGCCATAAACGATGGCAAGCAGTGGAACGGCTGGAAACTTGTCAACGGCAAATCCAATCGTGAATATGCCGACGAAAACGCCGTGATTACAGCCGCCAACGCCGCAGGATATCACAACATCCACCGGCAAACCTTACTGCCCATTACTGAAATGGAAAAGCTCATGGGCAAAAAGAGCTTCCAGACCATTCTGGGCAAGCTGGTCAATAAACCACCCGGTAATCCAAAACTGGTACCCCTGTCTGACAAACGTTCGGAAATCAAACCTGCGAAGGCTGACTTCGCTGAAGAATGAAAGGGAGGAAACCCTATGTCAAATCAATCCAATCCCATGAAGGTCATCACCGGTAACGATACCCGCTGGAGCTATGCCAATGTCTGGGAACCGAAGTCCATCAACGGCAACACCGCGAAGTACTCCGTTGCCTTGATCATCCCCAAAAGCGATACCGACACCGTGAAAAAAATCAAGAATGCCATTGAAGCAGCCTATCTCGAGGGCGAGAGCAAACTCAAAGGCACGGGTAAAACCGTACCGCCGCTGGCCGCACTCAAAACGCCCTTACGGGATGGCGACATCTTGCGCCCGGAAGATCCAGCTTATGCCAATGCGTATTTCATCAACGCGAACACCCCTACAGCGCCGGACATCGTGGATGCTGACTGTCAGCCGATCCTGACCCGCTCGGAGGTATACAGCGGGGTATACGGCCGTGCCAGCATCTCGTTCTACGCGTTCAATACCAACGGCAACCGTGGTATCGCCTGTGGGCTGAACAATCTCCAGAAGATTCGTGACGGTGAACCGTTGGGCGGCCATGCAAGTGCAAAGGACGACTTCGCCACGGCTGACAATACCGATTTCCTGAAGTAACTAAGGCCATGGGCGGCGGAGCAATCTGCCGCCCTATCTCTCATGGAGGTGAATTCTTGAAAACCTTATCTGTCGATTTGGAGACATTTTCTTCCGCCGATCTGCGGAAAACAGGCATTTACAGGTATGTTGAGGCCCCCGATTTTGAAATCCTGCTGTTCGGTTACAGCGCGGATGATGGCGACGTGCATGTTGTCGATCTTGCTCAGGGTGAGCCTATTCCCAACGACATTCTCTCTGCCTTGACGGATGAAACCGTTACAAAATGGGCCTTCAATGCGAATTTCGAACGTATCTGCCTGTCCCGGTATCTTGGGCTCCCCACCGGCGAATACCTCGACCCATCACAATGGCGTTGTTCCATGGTCTGGGCGGCATACCTGGGCCTCCCTCTCTCACTGGCAGGTGTCGGTGCAGTACTCAAGCTGGATAAACAGAAACTGGATGCCGGGAAAGACCTGATCAAGTACTTCTGTCAACCCTGCAAACCGACGAAGGTCAATGGAGGTAGAACGCGCAACCTTCCCGCTGATGCCCCCGATAAGTGGACGCTGTTCAAATCCTACAACCTACGAGACGTTGAAGCGGAGATGGCTATTCAGGAGAAGCTATCTCGTTTCCCGGTGCCTGACTTCGTATGGGATGAATATCATCATGATCAGGAGATCAATGACCGTGGCATTCGTCTGGACATGACGTTGGTGAAAAACGCTATTACTATGGATCAACTATCTCATAACGAGCTTTCTAATAAAATGCAGGAGCTGACGGAGCTCAATAATCCCAATTCTGTCGCGCAGATGAAAAACTGGCTGGCGGATAACGGGCTGGAAACTGATTCTTTGGGGAAAAAACAAGTGGCGGAGCTGCTCGAGGACGCGCCGCAGCCATTAGCTGATGTACTTCTATTACGCAAGCAACTGGCGAAATCTTCTGTACGGAAGTACCAGGCCATGGAAAATTGCGTCTGCGCGGATGGCCGTGCACGCGGGATGTTCATGTTCTACGGCGCCAATCGCACCGGACGGTTTTCCGGCCGTTTGATCCAGTTACAAAACCTGCCCAGGAATTATATGAGTGATCTGAAAGAAGCACGAGGTGTTATTCGATCCGGTGATTACGATACTGCGCGTATGCTTTATGACTCCGTGCCAGATGTCCTATCCGAGCTCATTCGGACAGCGTTTATACCCTATGAAGGAGGAAAGTTCATTGTTGCTGACTTCTCCGCCATTGAAGCCCGGGTCATTGCCTGGCTTGCCGGAGAGGAGTGGAAAACAGCAGCCTTTTCGCGGGGAGACGATATCTATTGCGCCACTGCGTCGCAGATGTTCCATGTGCCTGTCGAAAAGCACGGCGTTAACAGTCATCTGCGGCAGAAAGGAAAAATCGCTGAACTGGCCTGTATCGCTGAAGGTCAGAGGGTGTTGACGCATGTGGGCTTGGTACCAATCGAAAATGTAACCACGGCACACATGCTATGGGATGGTGAAGGCTGGGTTTTTCATCGGGGTGTTATCTATAAAGGAGAAAGAGAGGTTATCGAATATGAAGGGCTTACTGCAACGCCCGACCACCTCGTATGGGTCGGAGGGCAACCGGAGCCTATACACTTTGGAGTCGCCACCTCCAGCCGCGCACATCTTGCGCAAACCGGAAATGGTGGGCGAGCAATACAACTTGGGCAACATAGGGTTTCCAGCAAATCCGTGAAAAGTCGTTCTGGCAGGAGTCGCGTTTATGACATACAGGATGCCGGCCCACATCACCGTTTTACCGTATCGGGAAAGCTCGTACACAACTGCGGATACGGTGGCTCCGTCGGTGCACTGAAGGCCATGGGCGCTCTGGAAATGGACCTGTCAGAGGAAGAGCTCAAGCCGCTGGTGGATGCCTGGCGGGCGTCCAATCCCAACATCGTGCAGCTGTGGTGGGATGTTGACAAGGCGGTGATGACCTGCGTTGTACAGCGGATTCCCACGCAAACACATGGTATCCGGTTCACGTACGAGAGTGGGTTCCTGTTCATCACGCTGCCGTCTGGCAGACGATTGGCGTATGTGAAGCCGCGCATCGACGTGAACCGATTTGGCGGGGAATCTGTTACCTATGAAGGCATCGGTAGCACGAAGAAATGGGAGCGGTTAGAGAGCTTTGGTGGCAAGTGCGTCGAGAACATAATTCAGGGAATCAGCCGCGATATCCTCTGCTACGCCATGCAAACGCTGCGGTGCTGCAAGATCGTTGCGCATGTGCACGATGAGATCATAATTGAAGCCGATCCGCGAATGTCGCTGGAAGCCATCTGTAGGCAGATGGGCAGGACGCCGCCCTGGGCGCCGGGGTTGGAACTTCGGGCCGACGGGTTCATCACGGACTTCTACAAGAAAGACTAATCCACAAGAGGGGCGTTTTCAAACAACGCCTCTTTTTTTTCTCTGTACCTCTTCTATATTCACCTACCAGCGCTTACTGTTGGATCGAGTAGTATAATATTCACTTTTTCTGTCTTTCGCAGTCTGATTCTCGTGTTTATTTGATATTGATTCATGCCTTGTATAAATATTCACTCGAGAGAAAACCTCTCGAATAACCAGCGTTCACGCACTCAAAATGACCGAAATTGCGCTTCTCTCAGGCCACATTTGTGATATTTTTTAAGTTTTTTCAAATTTTTCGTTCAAAACGGCACCTATCTTTCCAAAGGGGGTAGAGGGAAAACTAACCCTCAAAGAAACGGAGGGAAGACCATGTTCTACGTCAAGGCAACCCTATCCCCGGATATCACACTATTCACTAAAGTCCAAAACAACACCGTCTACACACGTTGTCCGGACTGCGGCGAGGAGCTGCAACTCGAGCTCAATGACCTGATTTATAACGATCAGATTGATCTCGACGAGGCCGCCTGTTACTGCATGGACTGCTTTTGTCTGCGCTGTAAGGAGGCGCACAGATGAAAACGTATATTTCGGGTAACAAGGCTACACTCAACCGGGGAACCCCCCATCAAAGCGATAGGAGCGAAAACGCATGAACCAATTCCATCATGATGGTAATCCCAATCCGAACGTAAGCAACACCCTGGCGGAGGGCAATAGTATAGCTCCGGTTCAAATGAGCAACGATGTCCCTGGAATGAAAAAAGTATTCATCTGCTCCCGCTATCGCCCGGATGAACGGCATACGACCCAGGAAGCAGAAAGAAATGCGTGGTATGCCTGCGGTATGGCGATCGATCGAGGCTTTGTGCCCATTGCACCGCAAGTTTATATCCCGCATTGCCTTAGCTACAGCGAGCCGGAAGACCGTGCCATCGGGATGGCCATTGGACGTGAGCTCTTGAAACTGTGCGACGAGGTATGGCAGTGGGGCAAGACGGTGACCGAAGGTATGGCGGAGATTTTGACCTATGCCAGAGAACTCGGAAAGCCGATTCAGGTTTACAACACGATCGGAATCCCGTATGCCGAGTGGAATACGGTGAAATTCGCCGACCTGCTTTCAGCGGAAGAGCTCGCCGATCTCGACTGGGCGGAGCGTACCAACGATATGGCTTTCTACGGTGCCAAGTGGGGCAATGGAAACAGCGGACTTCTGAGAGGGGCAGAGCAGCATGAGCAGCAGCAGATACAACCATGAAGGCTACCACGACCCCACAGCCTATGAAGCGATGACGAATGTCGAACGGGCGGAGCGTGAGGCCAACCTCAGCGCTTTATCACAGACCGTGCCTGGCTACAGGCCTGTAGTGTTCATCTGCTCACCGTATGCAGGGGACGTCCAGGAGAATGTCAGTAACACGCACCGTTTCTGCAAGTTTGCCGTTGAGCAGAATTGCATCCCTTTGGCTCCGCACCTGCTGTTCCCCCAGTTCCTGGATGACAATAACCCGGAAGAACGAGCGCTTGGTCTGCTCATGGGCTGCGTACTCCTGACGAAGTGCGCAGAGCTGTGGGTGTTCGGGGAGCATGTCACCAAC